ATAATGAGCTTGTCAATTCTTTGAAACAAGGTAATTATAAAGATTCGAGGTCTTATATGAATTCAGTACAAGAAAAATTTGAACGATTTGGTGCAACTGACAGCGAAGCAGATCATGTAATAGATTCTATCTTATTAAATCATTATCAAGTTGATGAATAATGGCAACATATAAAGGCAAAAAAGTAACATTAAATAAACCCAGAAGAATAGGCAAAGGTGAAACTTCCTATGGCAGGAAGAAGTCTGTTGTTTATGTTATGGATGGTGACAAAGTTAAAAGAGTCACATTTGGTGATCCGAATATGAAGATAAAGAAAAATCAAAAAGGTCGCAGAAGTAATTTTAGATCA